CTGGCGACTACCGCGCGGGCCCAGGCCGTCCTTTCCCATAAGGATCGGAGCGACCAGGCATTTCGCGTGGTGGTCAGGCGAGACGTCATTTTATCGGGGATCGTCGTCAACTTCCCCTTATCGCCAAACGTAGCACCGGGACCGAAACGCGCACCTTCCAGTTCCAAAGGAAGGCGCCCGAGCACTCTAGTAACAAAGGCACGCATTCTCGCGATGGATTTCGCGATGGGCATGTCTGCGAGGTCAAAAGGACCGTTATGCAGATACTTCGAGAGCCTGGCGTTTGTGAGCGCGCACTGTTCCTCGTCCTTGTAAAAGGACGCGATTGCTTTAGCCTTAAGGTCAAGGCCTTTGATATCGAAATCTCTGTACTTCTTGAAAAAGTCAGAGACTGCGCGATCTCGGGCCAGCCGATCGGCCTGGCAATCCAAATAGTGCATCGGGTCAGTCGTAAGAGATACGAGCTGCTCGAGCTCATTCGCTTGGAATAACAGCCAAGCTGTCAGCGAACGAGGGGTATCGGCCTTCTGGCAGAGCGCCAAGAAGATGCCACACAGTTGCTGTGGTAGCATGATTCGACCTTTCTTCCCTTAAGTGGGAGCGTAACCGGCTTTGAAGCTGTCCTTCATGAGGACAGACACACCGAGGTTCATGCACTGTGAGACTGCTTCGGCAACCACGGTATCCGGCACTGAAGTCGGAACTGTGGCCGTGAAGCTGATCGGCACGCGTGCAATCACCGAAGTGATGCCGGTGGTCGAATCGGTCGACACGTGAGGATATTGGAAGTCCAGCTGGACCCGGCGCGCGTCGCGAGGGCCATTCCAAGCAGTCCGGAGCGATACCATCGCTTTCAGATTTGCCTGAGTGGCCATCGCGTCTTGACGCCAGACGGCTGCAACTCCATCACCCGAACTTGGCGACAGAGCGTTGTACACCACGTCAGTGGTGCCATCGTTTTTCTTGACGGTGATATTTGCCATCGAGGGCATGATGATTCCTTTTGGGTTGATTGATCAAGTGGCTCACTTCAGCAATTGAAGCAGGAGTGAGATGGCGGTTGCGCCACGCTGCCACGAGAATCGAGGTGAGGTTGGATAAGTCAGGTGTACAGGGGGAAGACCCAGAGTTCTGGTCATCGTCGTTCCTCGCGAATTAATGAGAGTGTTAAGCTCCCATGGTTTAAGCGAGTTCAAACGATTGATGTTCTCTTTAACGCCTTGACCGTTTCGTAAGGTCGTGTAGCTAGTATTATAGTGTCCACAGCCGAGCAATCCATCATACATCCCGATGAGTTCGGAGATATTGACGAACCAATCAACCACGAAACTATATGGTGCTAGGTTCCACGCTACGGAGGCTGGGTTAACAAGGCCCAGCTGTGCGAGCAGTGCTATGTTAGGGTTTGTGACTTTTACGTCAGCCCTAACGCAGTATCCAACTCTGTAATCCACTTTCGTGGTGGTGATCGAGTTTGTGAAGGCGGATACCACTTCATAGTGATCGCGGGCACTCGCCGTTGCCTGCACTCTACGAGGATTGGGGTCCCTCTCGAATGCTTGCATACAGGCATAGATGTCCGACATCAATGGAGCCCATCCAAGATGGAGCTCCAACCACCAGTCGCCGAACGTCTTCAAACGTTCGGAGGTGTTACGACCAATCTTGTCCTTAGAAAGTCCAAGAGCACGGCCAGCCCGATGAAGGCCGGTAATCCCCACATCTCTGCGGAGATAGTGCGCAGCTTCTTCCAGCTGCTTTAGTCGGTGAGTCAGCATGCTCAATGACTGACTCCATTCACCTAAGGTCTCTCCAAGCGAGGCTTGCGCCACAGCTTGGGCTTCTGATACGAATTTGGCAGCAGCCCGATTTGAGACGAGGTTGTTTAGGTTGTTCCATCGTCCTGTATCACTACAGGTCGACAGACCAACTTCATTCGCCGCGTCGCAGGTTTGGTTTTTGCCTTGAGTGTAGTCTACTTGACCGCAACGCATGGTGTAAGGAAGCGGCGCGACGCGATGGTTACGCGTGTTGCCGCTCCTGTACCAGGTTTTGGTCTTATAGAAGGTTCTACACCACGAGCCTGCACCAGTGTCAGGATTTGACACTTTAAAAGATGTGAAGGCCAGAGTATCAGAGAAAGGACCATACATGGGACATTCTTTCGAGATGGTCCCATGAGGGCTAGGCAGTTTCTACCTGAGCCCGGAACCGGTTGTTAATTGGTTCCAGAGAAAATCTCCTTCCGGCGAAGACTGATGAAGAGTTTTACCTCGTCCACCAGCAGCCTGTGGTACTGACGTACCTCAGAGATCGGCCCTTTTGAGGCCGTATACCATCCGAACTCACGTTCGAATCTACCCAGCGCGCGATTCACGAGCAGAGCCTGCGCGTGAACTTGCGCTGAGTAACCGTCATTCCAAGGGCAATTCGCGAGCGTTACCGCTTCGACGATTGCCAAGGTCTGAGAGGGGGTGAAGC